TGTAGGTGGCATATCTGGAGGAGTTGTAAGTATCTGGGCTGCTCTTAAAGCATTCAAATTTGATGGGGACGGACGAATATTCTCATCTACATTTGGACGAGACAGTGTTAAGAACTTGATTAAATTTAAGAAGTAGTTACATTTTAGGAGGCGCTAAGGAAACTTAGTGTCTTCTTTTTCGTTTAAAAAACATATACCTTTATGAAAGGAGAGTGATATTATATGACAATTATTCAATTAGATAAAAGTTTAGAAACAATAAAATCACTGGATATGAATGAGTATAATAAAGTATATTTCTTAACTTTAGTAGAATCTAAAACTAAGAGCGGTACAGATAATTATGTATTCAGATCAAAACGATTAGTTAATTTGATGTTTAATGAGCTTAAATCTTATTTGAATAATCCAGAATACATTCTGGTAAGAATCGAAAAGTGATTAAAAAATCAGAGACTGAGTCCTAACAAGGGCTCTTTCTTTTAACTTAGGTGGTGAGTTAATGAGATATCATTTTGATAAGCCAGATATATATTATTCGTTATACGGAAAACGATATATCTGTAATCATCCAGTATATAACGAATGTACTTTATATAAGATTGACGATAAAGGGTTAGCAGTTATACAGCAGCGGTATAATCCTGAAACGAAACATACATGGTGGACTGCTATAGACCCTTGGCTTACTGACCCGATATATTTGGATATTGGTTTTAAAGATCTATTTGATGCTCGTGCCGGGAAGTGTATGGACGGATTATATCCAACGATAACTGTAAGACAGCTCATGTGGGCACTCAAAATGAAACCGATTCCAAGAGAGCGTTGGGAAACTTGTTTCGATAAGCGAAATATTTAACACTATTAATTGCTATCATATTTATCTTGTGATATATTTATAATGATAGATATGTATTTTAATTTTAAGGAGGATTTATATTATGAAAATCAAAAAGGCACTATCAATGGTAATGTTATCAGCATCATTGTTATCTTTTGTTGGCTGCGGAAATGGACAAGATTCAAATTCTGTAGTACAAAACAACAATAATAGTATGACTGAAAATCAAAATGGTGAAAAAATTCAGCAACTTGAAATAAAGGATTCTGGTTGGACGGTTGTAGACGATGAGTGGTTATATTACTATGTAGATTTATATAATCCAAATGACAATAGTTCTATTGAATTTCCATCGTTTAGAATAACAGCTAAGGATGCTAGCGGAACAATATTAGGAACCGATGATCAAACATGTAGTATTATATATCCTAAACAGAATTTTGTTTATGGAAGTCAGGCATTCAGAGTAGACGGTATTCCAGACACAGTTGAATTTTCAGCATTACCAGTCGAAGACTATAATGTAAAAAAATCACCTACTGACAAATACAAGCCGTTAGAAGCTGTTAATACAGCAGTTCGTTCTGATAAGATTGTTGGTGAAATCAAAAACGATAATAACAACACATTTGATGATGCTGTAGTTGTCATGTTATTGAAAGACGGTAGCGGAAATGTGGTTGGAATTGATAATACATATGTTGAAAAAGTTGCGGCAAATTCAACAACACCGTTTGATATAGATATTCCAGAAGATGTTAGTTACGCTTCTTTTGAAATATATGTAAATCAGTGGTAATTCTGTCGCATAAAAAACACACTCCTTTATGAAATACATATAAGGAGGTTGATTATATGACTTGGAAAACTATTGAAGCCGCTAGGGAAATAAGACAATGGACGACTCAGATAGTAATACCAACAGTTGCAGTTGGTGTAGCTATTGCAGTTACTCCAGAGTTAAGAGAACCAGTTGCTGATACTTATAGGACAGTAAAAGAAAAAATTAAATCAAAGATATGTAGAAAGTAAAGCAAAGGGCTTGAGTCTTAGGACTTGGGCTCTTTTTTTCGTGTAAGAAACATGTTCCTTTATGAGAAAGTGATGAAACATTAAGGAGGATTTCAAAATGAAAAAAGAACAGAGAACACAGAAGATTGACGAATTCTTGGAGAAATTTGATGAAATGATTAAGGCTGCTAATGCCATCGAAGATTTTAAATTTGAGATAGGTGTTACAATTCATAGTCGTGACAGCATGGTTTCTGATAGAGTACGGACAATTAACGGTATCAATGAAATATTTTCAAAGAATGACATGAAATGGTCATCATCAAATGCTTAAGGTTGAGCCCGCAAGGGCTTTTCCTTTTTCGCACGATATACAATCTCTTTAATGACTGAAAGTAATAAGGAGGTTGAAATGATACTATTAATTATTTTAATACTTATCGTTCTTATATTAACTATGGTTGTAGTGCTTAGTGTGAGTGCAATTGGCAGTGCGGCTATACTTATATTTGGGGATGTTATAGTATGTATTGGTTTTTTGGTATGGCTAATCAAAAAACTTATTACTAGGGATTGATGAAAGAAGGGCTTGAGTCTTAGGACTTAGGCTCTTCATTTTTATACGCGATATTTACAAATTCTTTTATGAGACCATAAAAACAATTTATGAAAAGGAGAAAATTATGAAAATAAAGGAATTTGTAATTATATGGGTTTTAACGATTTTTACATTGATAATTTTATCAGGATTGCATTTTAGAATAGTAACTAAAGGAGAAGAAACTAGCGGAGGTTGGTATGATAAATGTGATACTGTTGAATTACATAATTTTAAAATCGAGGTAAACGAATCAGATGAATTTCAAGATATTACATGTTTTGATAAGTTTCATGTTTGGTTTGCATGGTAATGGAGCGAGAGTCCTAACAAGGACTCTTTCTTTTTATCCGCGTAAAAAACAATTTATCTAATGAGAGAATAGGTAGCTCAGGTGGTAGAGCAGCAGATTTATTCTGCGGGCCATGGGTTCGAGTCCCATTCTATTCTCTTTTTTATTTTTATAATAAGGAGGATTTATAGCATGAAGTCACATTACCGATGGAAATGCAAAACTGCTACTGTACTAACATTTATTGGTGCGGCTGGTGTAGTAGCAACAGCTGTAACAACAGCTAAACAGACACCTAAAGCTTTAAGATTGCTTAAGGAAGCTAGTGATGAGAAAGGAGAGGAACTTACATTTGCAGAAAAGGCAACAGCTATGTTACCTGCATATTTGCCAGCAATAGTGACAGGCTCAGCGACTATTTTATGTATATTTGGCGCAAATATATTAAATAAAAGGAGCCAGGCAAGTTTAGTAAGTGCGTATGGATTATTAGACCAGAGATTCAAAGATTATAAGAGAAAACTTATTGAATTATACGGACAGGATGCTCATGAAAAGATAATCACTGAACTTGCAGCTGAGAAAGCAGAAAACAGATATATTTCTAGTTCATATCTCGGATGCAAATCTTGTGCATTATATTTAGATGAAAATGTTGGTAAGCCTGTATTATTTTATGAACCGGTATCTGATAGGTATTTTGAAGCTACTGTTGAGCAGGTCATGAACGCTGAATATCATCTTAATAGGAACTTTGCTCTGGCTGGAGCAGCTTTGCTTAATGAGTTTTATGATTTTATTGGAATAGAAGAACGACCGGAATTAGATGAAATGGGATGGGCTCCAACTGATGAGGGCGAATTCTGGATTGAATTCAATCACGTTCCAAAGGACCTTCCAGATGGCAGGAGATGCTACATAATCGACATGCCATTTGAACCAAGAGTTAATTTCGACGATTATGATTGATTGTCGTGTCAAATACTTAGCCTATTACGGAAAGGAGGATTAATCATGAAAGATAAGTTTGATTTTAAAACTCTTATAATACCAGCTGCTATGGGAATTATGACATTTATCACAGCAGTTGTAGACAGTAAGAGAAGTAAGAAAATCGATGAGCTTAGCGAAAAGATTGATAAGCTCGAATCTAAGGACGAAGAGGTTGCCTAACGGCGCCTCTTTTCTTTTTTATGTAACACTAAAATATTTAATATCCAAAAAAGGAGAATTTACTATGAACAACATTATTACAAACCCAACACAGAAAGAATTTACTATGAGCAACATTATTACAAAACCAACACAGAAAGAATTTAATGATGCAATGGACATTGTTAAGGATTATTTAAGAATTAATAAAATTCAGTTTATTGCTTTTGATGCAGAGAAGAATGCCATAGTAGCCGCAATTGGATTTGAAGATGCTATGAATAATAAGAAAGAAATATTTGGTGACAGGTATGTCGGCATGTTTGATAAGAAGTTAGAGGAGAAAAAGAATGAGAACTAATTTAGAAAAGATATTCAAACCCATAGCAAAACAGGTGTCAAAATATGGTCCTGAAATTGCTGTGGGTGTAGGTATTGCAGGAATGATTACGACAACTATTCTTGCTGTCAAAGCAACACCAAAAGCTTTGAAGTTAATAGATGAAGCTAAGAAAGAAGAAGCAGTTGAACTCAAACCTATAGAAGTTGTCAAGGTTGCATGGAAACCATATATTCCAGCGATGATTTCAGGAGCATTGTCTATTGGTTGCATAGTTGGAGCAAGCACAGTTCATGTAAAGAGAAACGCTGCTCTTGCTACGGCATATCAGTTGGCGGCTAATACACTCAGTGACTATAAAGAGAAAGTGATTGAGACCATCGGTGAAGAGAAGGAGAGAGAGGTTCAGAAGAAAGTAGATGCTAAGAAAGTAGAAAAAATTAGTTCTACTGAGCCATCTTTTGTACGTAAGGGAAAGCCCTTATGTATCGAACCGATATCAGGCAGGCCATTTGAAATGGATTTGGAAGACGTTAAGGCGGCTATTAATAGACTCAATTATAGACTTACAGGTGGTATGGAAGAATGTATCTCTTTGTCAGAATGGTATGATGAGATCGGATTAAAACATACCGATGTGTCAGATTATATGGGTTGGAATATTTACAGTGACGGCTTAATTACAGTAACAGAGGTCCCGAGTTCAACTGATGATGGCGAATTATGCTGGGTACTTGAATATGCAGTATTACCACATTACAAGTATGAGAAAACGCGTTAAAAACAACACCTTTAATGGATAAATACATATCCAATTAATTATATTCTAGGAGGATTTATATTATGTCAAACGAAGAAAAGGAAGTAATTGAAATGGAAGATACACAGGTATCAGAAGAAGCTACTGAAATCACAGCAGTTTCAGAGAGTAAAGGACAGAAAGTACGTAATTTTATTAAGAAAAACGGCAAGAAACTCGGAATTGGAGTTGGTGCAGGTTTAGGAATGATATTATGTTACGCTCTGGGAAAGAAATCTGGACATAGTGATTTGGAAGCTATGAATGATTATGTGGATGGCGATTACACAGTTCTTGATAACGATGACAGCAATGATGAAGCTGTAGAAGAAAATTGAATATTTATTAAACCGAGAGGGAGATGCTCTTAACAGAGTGTCTTCCTTTTTTCTTTTGGCTGAAAGGAGATATTAATATGCCAAGATATGTCTATAACGGACCAATTATGTCGTTTAATGTTTGTATTGCTAGTAATTGGAAAGGAGAGACATATGCTCCTTCCGAGGCAAAAGCAAGAAACAATTTAGCTTATCAATTTAAAAAGCAGAATAACAGGATTGCAGGAACAAATATTTCTCTTCCTGGCAAATTGCTAGAAACATATTAAAGGAGACGTTCAATGAGCGAAGTAAAAATGGATATTAAACCAAACTCTCACAGATATAAAGCTGAACAGCAGGCTAAATTATCAGAAGAGAAAAAGGTAAGCAAAGTAACCAGTGGTAGGGTTAGAACTAAGAAGAAATCTGAGATTGCGAAGATGAAAGATTCTATTATATCCCCAGAAGCTAGTGGAATGCAGTCTTATATTTTTGGAAGTGTGCTTATACCAGCTGTAAAGAAATTGATGTCCGATATCGTAAAAGATGGTATTGACATTCTTCTGTATGGTGACACACTGAGATCAAGTAGAGACCGTGACGACAGAGACAGGTATTCTAATGGAGCAACATACGTATCTTATAGAAGTTATTCTGATAGAGACCGTGACGACAGAGAGCGGAGACGGGAATCAAGATATGCGTATGACTATAAAAAATTAATATTTGATAATCGGTCTGATGCTAAAGAAGTTTTAGACACTCTACTTGATATTCTCGATACCTATGATTCAGTAAGTGTCGGGGATTTATATGATGCAGTAGGCATGAGTCACAATTACACGGACAACGATTATGGATGGACTAATTTAAGTTCAGCAGAGGTTGTTTGTATCAGAGGCGATTACATGCTCAGATTACCAAAGGCTAAGCCTTTAAGATAGGAGGAACTATGAAGAAATCATTAGGATATTATTTAGGATATGCTTTTGCAGCTGTTATAACAATATGTGTAATGGTGCTTATTATGGCTCTTACATATAAGCTGGTTATGTGGATTTTATAGGGGGTTATATTATGGCATACGTTAAAGAAAATGACACGAATAGTAGTAATCCAATAAATAGAAATGGAATTCTAAGCAAG